CATGAAAACGAAACAGTTTGATAATTTCTTTTACAGTTTCAGCCTCTTGACGAGAATATGGTGTGAAAGTGAATGCCATCTGATAGGTACGAAAATCAATACCTTCAAATAATAATTGTTGCTGAGGATTAATGGCAAGGCCTTGTGTTGATAATGCCAACTTGGCTGCATTAGATTGTGCAACTGTTAAACCTAAACTACCCATTCTACCTAAAGTATTTAAAATAGGATGTTTACGTTCACCGTTTTTATTTAATCCAGAAGTGGCAGATGTAAAAGCACCTGTGGCTTCTTTGGCCACATCCATCAAAGATAAATTACCATAACCAGCATTGTATTGAAAGTTTAAGGTATCTGGAATATATAATGATATTGTTGCAACTTTTCGTTTCTTTTTTGGTTTGAAATTTAAAGTCTTTTGTGCATCACCAGAAAAAAAGTTTTTAACGGAACTAAATTGTTCTTTGATACCTTCTAATGAACTTGATTTTGCAATGAACTTTTTGGCTTCTTCATAAGTAATAGGTTCAATCTCATTGACTGAAAACTGAACAATATGACCTTTTGTAGCTGAACCTAAATCTCTAGGATACTGTAAACTGTTTAGACCAAATTTATTACCAAACAATGCTCCAAGAGGACCATTAATGATATTACCTGGAATTGATACACCACCGATGGATGTTGGTATTGAAATGATAGCCATTAGGTTGTCCTAAAAAAGAATATACATATTATTTATGGCATATTCTGGACGATTTACACCCTCTAACCCTCAAAAATACATTGGGGATTATAACAATATCATCTACCGCTCATCATGGGAAGCAAAGGTGATGAACTGGCTTGACAAGAATCCAAGTATTATCTCGTGGGCATCTGAAGAATTGAATGTTCCTTATCTCTCACCAGTTGATGGCCGTTGGCATCGTTACTTTCCAGACTTTATTGTAAAGATGAGAACCAGAGATGGTAAACTCAAAACAATGATGATAGAGGTCAAACCAAAGAAACAATCACAACCACCAGAACCACAGAAAAGAATCACTAAGAAATATATTCAAGAGGTGGCCACATGGGGTGTCAATCAATCTAAATGGAAAGCCGCAACCGAATTCTGTTTAGACCGTGGTTGGGAATTTCAGGTTCTCACGGAAGACCATCTTGGACTGTAACTAAATAGTAGATGGCATCTAAACTAACTCAACTCGCAAGACAAAAGACTGCTTCGGAACTTCAATCGATGGGCCGAGATGCTTATCGTTGGATGACCAAGAAGATTAGTCAACTTGGTAATATTACAGGTATTGCTTCTACGATTGCACAAGAAAATAGAGGTAATCATTTTCATAATGGTGGCCTGTATTTCTTCTATTATGATCCAAAAACAAAAGCAGACTTACCATATTATGACCGATTCCCATTGGTATTGGTATTAAACATTGAATCAGATGGTTTCACTGGTCTGAACCTACATTATTTACCAATTCAGTATCGAGTCGCCTTTTTGGATAAATTGATGGATTTTGCGGTGGTTGACGGCAATAAAGACATACAGCGTATGAATGTCACCTATGATATATTAAACGCCTCCAGACGGTTTAAAGAGTTTAAACCATGCTTCAAAAAGTATTTGATGAGCCATGTCCAGTCAAAAATACTTGCCGTGCAGCCAAATGAGTGGGATATTGCGGCATTCTTGCCAATACAACAGTTTAGGAAAGCTAGCGCCACCAAAGTGTGGCAAGAATCATTAGAACAGATACGATAAGGAATCAAAATGCCTGGTAATATTAACGACTTTAAGGCAAGTTTTCAAAAAGATTTATCACGCCCACATAAATTTGATGTGAATATTCCTATTCCTTTGACATTGATACCTTATATTAAATCTGCAAAATCTCTCACCTATCGTTGTGAAAATGCACAATTACCAGGAAGAACATTTGCTACGGCTGAACAAAAGACATATGGACCAATTGAAAAGTATCCATATCTCAACACATACACCGATATTGATATGACTTTTATTATTGATGATGATATGAGTCAAAAGATTTTCTTTGACGCATGGTTAAACTTTATCAATCCTTTATACAATAACAATATGCGTTATAAAGGTGATTATTCAACAGTCATTACAGTCAACCAATATGATGTGACTAATCAAATATCATATTCGTGTAATCTATATGATGCCTATCCTATTTCTATGAATCAAATGGACTTAGATTGGTCATCTGATGGTTATCATAAACTCAATGTAACATTTGCCTATACTTACTGGCAGAACAATTCTCTACAAGCACTTGGTATGGAATTGGTCGATGCAGGTATCAACGCAGTAAACAATATTGTGGGTGGACTTGGTGGCAATGCCGTTGGTGCTGCTGGCACAGGAATTAATAATGTTATAAATGATGTAGCTTCTACTTTCCGTAGATAATTTTTAAAATGGAGTGAAAACACTATGGCTTTACCAAAACTTGATATACCAACCTATGAAATTGAATTACCAATTTCTAAAAAGAAAATAAAATTTCGGCCGTTTCTTGTAAAAGAACAGCGTAATCTGTTAATGGCATTGGAATCAAATGAGACCAGCACCGTTCAACAAAACATTCGTGATATTCTTAACAATTGCACATTGACTGAGAATGTTGATATTGATAAGTTACCCATTATCGATATTGAATATTATTTTATCAACCTTCGTGCCAAATCAGTTGGTGAGGTTGTAGAAACTCGTTATCGTTGCAACAATATTGTCAATGATACTGAGTGTAATAATGTTATGGAAACAAATATCAATCTACAGAATATTAAAGTATTACAAGATAAGTCAATTGATCCTGAGATTAAGGTAACACCTAAGATTACTATCAAACTGAAGTATCCAGAGTTTGGTGTTGTCAAAGATTCATTAAAGTATGACGATATTAATCAAGTGACCTTTAACATGATTGCAAGTAGTATTGAATACATCTATGATGGCGAACAGTTCTACTATGGTCATGAAACATCACCAGAAGAAATGTTACAGTTTGTTGAAAGTCTTAATGCTGAACAGTTTAAGAAAATTGAAGAATTCTTTGAGAATTTACCAAAACTAAAAGAAAATGTTAATATCACCTGTGGTAAGTGTGGATATCACCACACGATAGAGGTGGAAGGGTTAGAGAATTTTTTCGGTTAATATTTCGTCATGACAATCTGAGTAATTATTATAAAACGAATTTTTCGTTGATGCAGCACCATAAGTATAGCTTGACCGAACTTGAAAACATGATGCCTTGGGAAAGAGATATCTATATCTCTCTTTTGATACAATATATTGAAGATGAAAATCAAAAGATAAAAGAAAGACAAAAGAAGCGATAGATGGATTATCAAAAGGCCAAAGAAATAAGAGGCAAATCTCTTAGCTCTCTCATCACCGATAAGATTGTTGGTGGTGAAGGAGTTATGTCGTCCATTCGCCAGTCAATGTCAGAAAGAAGTAAGGCTCGTGCTACTGGTATCAAAGAAAAATTTGACCCACTAAACATAGTCAAAGCACTCACAGGTGGTTCTCGTGTTGCACCTGCCATTCTTGGTCGTTTAACTGGTAGAAGTCCAGAAGCCATTCGATATTTTGCTGGCGATCCAAAGAAAAAACAAATGTCATCTGGTATCAGTTCTGAAGATTTACAAGGTGCCACCGAAACTCTTGGTTCCATTTATGCTCTCATGGTAAAAATAGAAGAAGAAAAAAAACAAGATGAAAAAAATAATGCTCGTAAACAAAAAACAGAGCAAAAAGAAGAAGATGACCGAAATAAAGTATTAATCAAAGCATTAACTGCACGAATGAAACCAAAGAAACGTGCCAAAGAAGAAAAGAAACAAGAACAAGAACAAAAAAACACCGAACAGAAACAAGAGCAGACACAAAAAAAGACCGAGAAAAAACAAGAAGGTCAAGAAAAGAAAAAAGAAAAAGAAGTAAAAAAAGAACAAGAAGTTAAAAAAGAAACAATTAAGAAGGCTGAAGAAAAAAAGCCTGAAATTGTTCCACCAAAAGAAGTAAAACCTAAACCTACTGCAAAGCCAGAAGCACCACCAGCTGTCAAACCTCCAACAGCCGCAAAGATTCCACCTGTAGTGGTGAGTGGTACAAAAGGTTTAGTTTTGGGTGCTTTAGTTGCTGCCGGTTATTCTAAACAAGCACAGGCCAATGTAATGGCCAATGTGGATAAAGAATCAAATTTTAAACCAAGAAGTGAAGAACTTGGTAAATACTCAGCAAAAACATTATTCAAGTTATATGGACCTCCTGGTGTACCAGATGGCCAGCCAGCCGATGGTAAAAATAAAGTTCGATTTCAATCTATGAGTGAAGCACAGGCGGTTGTGAGTAAAGGACCTGAAGCTGTAGGTGATGTTATCTATGGTGGTCGTATGGGTAATGATAAACCAGGTGATGGTTTTAAATATCGTGGCCGTGGTTTCATACAGATTACAGGTAAAGAAAACTATGACAAAGTTGGTAAATTGATTGGTGTTGATTTAGTAAACAATCCTGATTTAGCCAATGATCCCGAAGTTGCTGCAAAAATTGTACCGGCATTCTTTAAGTTACGATTAAAGAAACCAGAAGATTTAGAAAATATTGATGCAGTGAACAAAGCGGTAGGATCTGCTAGTGTGCAGTCAAGAGAAGATAGAAAAAAACTGGCTGTTGCATATGCCGCTGAGTTAAATACTGGTAATCAACTCAGTGCATCTTCTACTGAAAATAGAGAACTGAAAAAGAATATGACGGATTCTGCACCGGCTCCAGTTATTGTAAATAATAACAATACAACTCAAACAAAGAAACAAACACCTATGCCACCACCTGCAGGTGATGATAGATCCGCATATGCAAAGAAAGTAAACTAAATGGATTACTATAAAGCACAATCGATTCGTAAAACAGGTTTATCTGATTTAATTGCCAATGAAATCACTGGTGGTGGTAGCATTACTTCTTCTATTGGTAAAGGCATTTCACAAAAATCATCAGCGGCTATGACTGGCCTTAAACAAAAGTTTGACCCATTAAACATTGCTAAGTTTGTAACTGGTGGTTCTAATTTAGCGCCTGCGATGTTAGGTCGTTTGACTGGTAGAAAAGAAAAAGATATTAAATTTTTTACTGGTAAAAAACAGTATGATACTGCATCAAAAATAAAACCAGTAGAATCTGGTGATGGCCTGAATGATATTTTAGGTAAAATGTTGAACTTTATGCAAAGTATCAATGCAGCTGAAAAAGCAAGACGAGATAAAGCCAATCAGTTTGCAGAAGAAAATGCATCTGAAAAAGAAAGACGCCACAAAGAACTGATTGAAGCCATTACAGGCCAAAAATACACCGGTAAAACAGCTGCAAAAATACAAAATCCTGAATCACCTGGAGGTGGTGGTATAGTTGATGATGTTTTGTCAAGTTTAGGTTTAGCAAAGATTGCTAAATCTGCATTGAGTGGTTTAGGTAAATTGGCTACATTTGCTGTTGGTCCTGTTGGATTACCATTGCTTGCCGCAGCCGCTATTGGAGGATTTGGGTATTTCATATACAAAGCATTAAAAGAAGAACCTAGTTATGAAGCAGAACAAGAAGCCAAAGGCATAAAACAAGCAGAATCAGTTGGTGGATTGGCTGGTGTTGCTGATGAAAGAGAAAAACGCAAAGCAATGCCAGAGTATGATAGAACTATGGCAGAGATAAAAGATTTTGAAACATATCAAAATGAAGGTGAGAAATTAACCAACAAACAACTAGAAGGATTTGGTAAAAGAGGACCAGGTGCCTTAGAGGCTGTTGAAGATTATAAAGTGGCTCGTGATAAGTATCAGAAGATTGTAGGTGAAACACCTGAGATGGTTACACCAGCATCACCGCCAGCTACTGAAAGTATGACACCAACATCTTCACCAGCGAGTGAAGTACCAGCTACTGAACCGGCCGCAGGTGCAAAACTCAGCCAAGTTCAAAGTGAAAATATGAATCTCAATATACCCGAAAGTAAAGAAGATCCATCTTCTATTATCAATAACAATTCAGTTAAAAGTTATGCAGAGGGTGGCGGAAAGATTCCAATGCCTGCGGTGAGAAATCAAGAACCAACATTTCAAGATATGATATTATACAGTACCAGAGTTGTATAATAACCAATAAAAAACCCACCGTAAAGGTGGGTTTCTTTTAAGTGAGAAAAGATTACTTCTTCTTTTCGTCTTTCTTAACTTCTGCTTTAGGTGCTTCTTTCTTTGGTTCTTCTTTCTTAGCAGGTGCCTGAGCAAATGCTGCAACAGCGAACATAGAAGCTACGAGTGCGGTAAGATACTTCATTTTACTTCCTTTCAATCAAAGTTAAAAAATCACAAACAACTCATTATCAATCTTCTTCAGCTAACTTGCTGAAGTAAGCCATATCATCATCTTCAGAATCATCTTTAAATGGAGAATCTTCTGCTACTGCCTTAGGTGCAGGCTTTGCTTTGGCTTGTTCTACGGTTGTGCGTGGTGCTTCACCATTGAGACCGAGAACTTTGTCTAAACGTTGCTTCAAAGCATCATATGACTTGAACTCACCAGCTTTTAATAGTTCCTGTAGAGAATGTTCAGACTTCCAAATCTTCTCTAACTCATCATCATCACTCAACAAAGGTGCTGGTGATTCAAATTCAGACTTATCATAGTTCTGATAACCTTCAACCTTACGAATCTTTAACTTGAAGTTGGCACCTTTCCATAAATCAAATGGATTGATTGCCTGTTCATCTTCAAACTGAGGATTCATGGCTTCTGAAATCTTATCAAAGATTTTCTTACCAAACTTAAACAATTTGACCTGACCTTCATTTTCAGGATGTTTTGGGTCTGATACAATATAAACGTTGGCAATGTAATTTAGTTTACGTTTTTGCTTACGGACAATATCTTTATTTGCTTCAATACCAGAATTCCACAATGCAGAATTATGTTCACAAACAGGACATTTTTCATCTTTGGTTGTCAAACAATTATCGATTAACCAACCACCTGGACCTTGAAATCCATGTGAGAAGATTTTAACCCATGGTAAACCATCTTCACCATCTGCTGCCGAAGCAGGCAGAAAACGAATCGTAGCCATGCCGTTGCCAGCTTTGTCTACTTCTGGTCGCCAGTAGTTATCGGATTTATCGTTGCCCTCGGATGAGGTATTGAGTGCCTCGATTGCTT